TGGTTTGCTCAATAATTTCCACCCCGTCCTCGCTGGCCAGCATGGTCAATTCATCGTCGTTTAAATCAGTGTACGTGTATATCTCGGCGTGCGGGTAATTCTTATAATACGCTTTAATAATGCCCTGCTTTTTTACCAGTGCATCGTGAAACGCATCGCCCAAGATTTTATGCCCATTTAGCCGCTCAAATTCGTGGTGCATAAAGGCTGTTGCCTGCTCTGCATGTGCAGTCTGGTCGGGCCGGCGCGGCACGTATTCCACGGGACGTGACGTGCTTAAAAAGACCCGCATGAGGCTGGGTTTAACCGCTCTCACCACGTCGCGCACTTTGGTTGCCACGACCTTGCTGCGGCCATCCTCGTGGCCAATATAAACCTGCCCGTCGTAGTAATGCTGCGCTTTTATGCGCTCGTCGCGCAGCTCCGCCTCAACAAATTCCACCGCCTCTTCAACGGCGTTTTGAACGATTGCCTCTATTTGCTCGCGGGTCTTTGGTTCTGTGTGCATTTCATTCTCTTCCCACAAGCGGCGCGGCGGTTAACACGCCTGCCGTCGTTAAAAATTGCATAAGCTTTTGCGATGCCGTTGGATCGTCAATGCGGCGCGCCTCGGCCACCAGTTCGCGCACCAGTTGGTCGCGCTGCGGACCCTGCATAGATAGCATTTCGCCCAGCTCGCGGTTGGCCCTGCTTTGGCGCGTGCCGTACACGATTTGATTCATTATTTCATTAATTGGGCGGTCAATCAGGGCGCGTTTTACGCGTGTGAATGGCCCCGGCGCTCTGTCGGTGTCCACGTCGCGAAAATCGCCCAACGCGTCAGCCGCCTCGCGGCGTTGCCCAGTTTGTGACCCTTCGATAACCTTAGTGCGGGTGGTGCTAAATGCGTTTTCTGCGCGCAGCGTTTTCATCACCGACGCTGCGTCTGCGTCGCCAATAATCAACGCTAGTTTTTCGGCGTTAAAGCCTTTTTCAAACTGGCCCCAGGCTGCCGCCGCATCATTGCGTGACGTGCCCATGAGCGCAGCAATATATTCCCGCGCGCCTTTCTTATAGGCATCACGCTGGGCGTCCGACATTTTACCCAGCATAACACGCATTTCAGCGGGAGACATGGCAGTAGCGGCAGATCCGGTAAACGCCTTACGCCCGTCCTCTATAGCCCGCTCCATTGCCATGTTGTTTGCGTAGCCTGTGCGCGCCTCTGGGTAATTCGGCACATCATCCAGCATTTTATCAATGTCGCTTAAAACTGGCTTTAGGCTAGAAACCTTGTTGCCCTTGCCAGCGCGTGTGGCCTCGGATAGCGCATCACTTAAAGCGGCGCGGGTGTTGTGCAGCTTGGCCGCTGATACGTCGCCGAGCTTGCCCAAATCCTTTAACACCGTGCCGAGCGCAGTTTTAACGTCGGCAGAGGCATCGCCGGCCAAACTTAAAATGCGCTGCCGGATTGGATTGACGTCAAACGTCATGCCGCTCTTTTTGGCGGCCTCGTACATTGGCCCCAGCACGTCGCTGCGCTCGGTGGCAAGCTCGGTGCGAGCTGTAAACGCTGCGCCTGGCTCGTCAACGCGGCGCGTCATTTCTGCATTGATACGCCCGCCAGCGCCTTGCGCTCGGTTGGTAATTGATTGCTGCAGGATATTGCCGCCTTCGCCCTGCATTGATGTCAAACCTTGCGCTAATCGCTGGGTTGGCCCTGGCACGTCGGCCAGCGTGCCTTGCGGCCCAATGCTGTCTAAATATGCCCGTATATCCTGCCCACCGGCCTCGGCGCTGTTTGCGCTGCGCGCCATAAGTTGGCTTGATTTTGAGCCGTAATTGCCAACGCCGCGAAACTTGTTTTGAATGCCGCGCGTGGCTGCGCCAACGATTTCGCCGGCAACCGGGGCCACTGCGCCAATGGTTGCGCCCACAGCCGTGCCCACGGGTGGAATTTGTTTAACGCTGTCAACAAAGCCATCGCCAGACATAAATTCTGGCAGCGCCACGCTAGTGCCGCCAAGGGCAGATCCTATGCCCATTTGCGTGACAAGCTGTTTGCCCTGCATGAGTTTTGACGCGCCGGCGGCGGGTAAGACTATTGACGCGATTGACCCGGCGTTTTGCCCTTTTGCGAATTGCTCTGGGGCCAGCACTTGCGCGGCCATATCTCGTTGCCGCACCAGATCGCGATATTTGGTGTACGCCTGTTTTGCACCTTCAATATCGCCGTTTTTAAACAAATCGGTGGCAAATTTATACGCGCCGACAATCTCATCAGCGGCGTTTATCGACGCAGTGGCCTGCATCCCGCGATAACCGGCAATAGTTTCAATTTCGGCTTGTTTGGCCGTTTTGGTTTTGCCTCGGTATTTGGCAAGCGCCTTGCGGCCATTCTCGGTGATTGTGCCGTTGGCCTCTTGCCCCTCCAGAACCTTCACCGCCGTCAGGATGCGCTGACTTTCTTCGTATGTCATCTCAGCCATCGTTAATTTCCATTTAATAGTAAATCTTCAGCCTGTTGGGACGTCATGGGCTGCGCAGCCCCGCTGAAATTGTTGAGAATATTTTGCACGGCTTGCGGTATCGTTGAAACGCTCTCAACCTGTTCAAGCTGTTCAATTGCCTGATCAAACGTGATGCCGTTTCTGGAATACTCTCGGATGATTGATTTCTTCTTTATGTTCATTTCGGCTTTAGCTTGCATGACCGCAATAATCGCCATATTCGCCTCTGGTGTGTTTTTCAAACTGCCCAGCGAATTTAGCATCGCGTTAAATTCTAAGTCAGACGTAGCGCCAGATCCCTCAACGCGCAGAGTTGGGGCTATGCGGTTAATAATTGACTGCCGCAACGCGGATACGTCGTTAAATTCTGGGAATGCCTCGGCAAACCGTCCGGCCAGCGGGCCAGTTGGCGCAAGCGGTGCAAGCTCTTGCAGCGTCTGTAAATCTGCAGCCGCATTAGCGGCGGCGCTTCCGGCGTCCATCATTTTGTTAAATGACTCGCCCTGTTTTTCCATCATTTGCTTGCGCAAAACATCGTCTGCGCTTTCAGGGCCTGGCATGTTAATTGAGTTGCCAGACTTAACCATTGCTCGCGCATCCTCTGGCGATAAGCCTTGCCGAATCCAAAAACCATAATTGTCTTGCTGCGTCGGCACTTTAGGCGTGGCCATGCTTTTCTGCATAATCGCGCCCAACACAGCGCTCGCCTGCAGTTGGCCCGCCTCAATCATGTCGGCGTATTGGCTCATTCCGTTGGCGCGCAGATATTCCACCGTTTTATTCCGCGCGTTTTTCTCGGTGCGCTGGTTGCGCACGTCTGCCACCATGCCCGCCAAATTGGGGTCAGGGTTTGAGCGCAGCGAGTTGAACGCCACCGCCATTTTTCCCGCCGCGTCCTTAAAGCTGTCGCGCTGGTAAAACTTTTGCCCCGTTTCGCCGGCGGCACCGGGTTGCATTTTCTGCAAGCCAAATTGCTCTAATAAGCCGCGAGGCGCTTGCGGTTGCTGTTGTGCTGGCAGCATCGGGGCGGCCTCCTGTTTTGCGTTTGCTGGGCCATAGGCTGGCCCTTTGTACCCGGCCCACGCGCCGGTGCCCTGCGTATCGTAAATGTAGCGCCCAATGCGGTCCTGCAGCTCTCGCGTCATCAGCTCATCGCCGCGCAGCCCAAGGCCGCGCTTGGCATCGCGCAAAGTCCGGCCGACCACCTGATATGCGCCCATCGGGGTGGCAACCACGCCCTCCGGGTTAGCCATTTTAACATAGTTGCCATAGCCGGATCTGGGCTGCGCAAAGTCCAGCGCAGCGTCTACCGTCATGTCGGTAATTTTAACATCGTCAAACAGGCCGCCGGGGCGGTTCTGGTAATTAAACAGCGCGTTGTAATCTCCACCGCTTTCACCGCGAAAAATGTCCCGCTTGATTATGTCAAAATCGGGCCTCATGACGCCATCATCGCCCCAACACTCAGCCAATCAAACAGGCCAGGGTCGCGGCTCGTCGTGCTGGTTTGCGGCGCTGGCGTAATGCCGAGGGCGGCATTCATCGGCCCTGTGCTGGCTATTGGTGCGCCGGTGTATCCCGCGTATTGATTCCTTGCCGCATCAATTAGCGCTTGCTGCAGGCCTTGCTCCATCATGCCGTCGCGCATCTGGTTCGTCTGAATTGTCTGACCAATGTTAAACGCTTGGTTGCCCAATCCCGCCATTTGATTAGCCGCGCCAAGCCTTGTTGCCATTGCGTTGTTGCGGTTACCCACATCAAACTGGGCCGCGCCGAGCGCCGTGTTGAACCCTTGGTTCCGCAGCCCGCCGACGGCGTCAATCGCTTTTTGCGCGTACAGTCCGCGCGTTTCTGCGCCCTCAATGCCGTGCCTTGATCCGCCAAAGGCGTTGGCCGCGCTGGCTTGCGCGTCGAGCTGGTTTAACGATTGCGCTTGCGCTGTGCCGAGGTCGCGCAGCGTGCGGTCAACGACTTGCTGCTCGTATGGGTTTTGATACGACCCCATCAGATTAGACGCCTGCATCGGCTGGTACTGCATGCCCTGCGCAGTCGTGCCCATTGCGCCCTGCAATGCGCCGGACGCCGCTTGATTTACGTTAAACGGTTGGCCGCCAATGCCGCCTTTACCAAGGCCCGCCGGAGCTGTGCCCGTGCCATTGTTTGCAAGCGTTAGTTGTCCGCCGCCGTATCCGCCTGGAGCTGCCATTATACTGTCTCCGCTTTTCGTTTGATGAACGTCTTGCCGACTGCGAGACTTAACGGCTCACCAACCGCCATGATGAATTTGCCGAATAGATTGCCCTTGTGTTTCTTGGGCCGCATTTCGTGCGCCATTTGCTCTGCCCACGCTCTGACAATCGGCCAGAGTATTGCCCGCAGCGCCTTGCTTAAAATGCCGTTGCGCTGAATAAAGCGCGCCACGGGCGAAGCCCACATGCGGTATCCATCCAGCAATTCGGGGCAGGATCTTTTCAGCCTGACGCCGTACCTTTTGTCTAGCATCCAGATCTCGTCCGACAGATAGCCGAGATTGCAATAAGCAGTGCATAATACCGTGCCGTCGCCCGGTGAGCCTTGGCCCTCGCGGCCATCGCCAATATTTAAGGCGCGGGTTATCACGTTGCCGGCGGGGTCTATATTGACCGGCCCCAGCTCTGGAATTGCGTTGAGCGGTTGATTAAACTGATACGTCGTTTGCCAGCTATCGTCCTGCATCGTCTCATCGCCACCACCGCTGCGCGCCGGTCCAGCGTATTGTATCGCTGGGGCAGGGGGTCGATACGCTTCAACCGTATTGCCGAATAGCGCGTTATATTGCGCGGCCTGCTCTGGATTGGCCTCGGTGTAGGCGTCAACGGCATCTTGATAAATAGGCTGTGAGGAATAGCCCCGCACGCCATTTGCGTAGACCGTTGGTGCGTCCATCAAAGTGTTTTGCGTTGGCACCGCCAAACCAAACGCGTTGGCCGCGCTGGCGTTGTTTTCCATTGCCGTTTCCTGCAGCGGCGTAAGCGCGGCCACGTCAGGGCCATAATATGGCTGATACCCTAATTGCCCAACCTGCGCCGCGCGATGCAAATTCTGTTGCGCGTAATGATTGATATACTCTGGTATTGTTGTTTGTTGCGTTTGAGTGCCGCCCTTGCCACCGCTCATTATATTTCCTTCACATAGCTCTGGTGAAGCGGCTTCCAGCCGTGTTCCGCCAGTGGTTTTTTCCAGCCAAATCGGCCTGTCATTGTTAGCGCGCTGCACCCTTGGTATTGCGCCCACCGCACAACGTCGGGGTGCATGCCCATGATTTCATCAAGTGTGCCGCCGCCTAAGAAAACGTTGCACACTTTAGTGCGCGGATAGGTGATAAGCTCAGTCACCAAGCATGAATCTTTCGCCGGCCAGAGTTGCATGGTGCCTTTGTAAATGCCCTCGCAAACGTCGATCCAGTCGTGCGTCCCGCCGCTGTATTGCAGCGCGGCCTCGATCCAAGGCTTGCAGCGTTCCAGCTCTTCTTTCACCAGGCACCCCCAGTCAGCGCAGCGCGCGACCAAATATTCGTTGAGCCGTCGTGCGCCGCTGTGCAGACGTAGATATGGGTTGTGCTGACGGCCACCATGCCAGCGGTATCGCCGGCAGCGCCAACGCTCGACGTTGGCACGGCGCGCTTAATGATTATTTCGCGGAATGCGTCGCCCGCCGAAACGACGGGATAACCAGCGCGCGACCACATCATGATGCCGTCATCCTTGGCGCTTTCGTTGCCCGTTTGCTGCACGAGGTTGGACTTGTTCTGGCTTAAAAACGCGGTCACACGGTTGGCCCATATGCGCCAATCGCTGCCGTATGGTTGCGGGACGCGGTACTGCTCCATTAGCGCCGACCCCCGGCAACAACGTCAAGCCGGTTAATGCCAACGCGCCAATCAGCCAGACGTGCGCCGGTCAGGCGCATCCGCATTTGGCGGCCAGTAAATCGCAAACTTGTCGGGTTGGACATGCTGTACGGGCCATACGTGCGCTCTGTACCATTCGGCGCGAAACGCGTTTTAAACGTGGCCGTAACATCGCCTTGCGTTTTTTCGTCGGGCAGCATTTCAGTAACGCTGGCCACCTTATCGCCGGACCCCAGCATAATCGGGCCAGTTTCGGCAAATGGCGTCAGGCCGCTATACGCAAAACTTACCTCATGCTCGTAAATCTTTTTGTCCGCAGGGTCGCACATCATTGGCAACGCAAATGCGCCGCTGTCAGCCCCTGCAGTGCGGGCAAGTTGGCCGATGTACCACGTGTTTTCGACGTAATTATACACGACATATCTGTCATTTTCGGTGCTTGACGCTGACGGATAAAACCAGAATATTTCGCCAAATCCCTGCACCGGCATGGCAAATGTCTTGCTGATTTGTGCGCGGTTAATATCGCTGAATACATAGTCTGCCACGTCGCAGGGCAGCTCTTGCACGTTATTCCCAGTGAATGCGTAAAAGCTGTTTAGCCCCATCCAGAACACGCCGGCATCAACGCTCGCATAAGCCAAATGCGCGGCCAAACCGCAGCTTGTGCCAATCTGATCAATGCCAAAAACGTAGGGCGGCCCCAAATATGTGGCGCTATGGGCGTCTGTACTAGTCAGGATTAACGTCTGGCCCTGCGCGCGCACGCCGGCCATGATTTTGCCGGCGGTCTGCAGCGTCAGGTCGCCCGCCTCGTTGGTCGCGCTTGGCGTCCAAACTGTGTTATCTTCTCTGTCGCACCACTGCACTTTCCGGCTGTTGCCGCCTGCGCCGAGCGCCAGCAAAAAGCGCTCCTCAGTCACAACAATACTTTGATTATTTGTTGGAGCGTTGCTCAACACGGCGGCAACCGTGCTGGCGTCTAACTGCCACTCGTAAATTTTGCCGTCATCGCGATTGCACGCGACGAGGTATTCTCCCCACGGCTGCATCGCCCAACTGGTCGCCGGCTCAATGCGTGTTGATTCAACCCGTGGCGTGCCGTAGTATTCTTGACCGTATAGCCCGCCACCGTAGCCGGTTGAGGCCACCGCATCCTCGCGGCCTGCCGACAAGCCCGCCGGAGTAATATCTGATTGAGCGCCCACAGTATTATACGCGTATAATTTGTTGTATGTTCCAAGCGCAATGCGCTGGTCTAAACTATTATCCGCCCAAGCCATCATGCCGCGCACTTTGGCGGCGGCAGCGGTGTCAGACCGTGTGCGCCACCCGCCAAGCGGGCGCATTGTGCCGTCAACCCAGCGCACCAAATTAGTGTCGCGCCAACGGCCCACGCTCTGCAGATCTGTCCCGTTACGATAGACGCCCGGTGGTATATTAATGTCAATTAAAGCCATAGGCACAACATGTTGTTACAGACGCGAAAATATTACCACATGTTGTGGTCAATGCCAAAAAAGCGGCTATGGCTCGTTTGGCCACGTTACGCTTTTCGGAAAACCAGATTGCAACGGCACATCCCGCAAAAGTTGCCTATAGGTGCGCCAATCATCAGTTATGCGGTCAGCTAGAGCCATGCTGTCAGACGCAACTAATAACTGGTTGCGTTTTGCCCTTGCTGTTTCCGCCGAAGACAAGGGTTCAGGTTCTGGATCAGGCTCCGCAACAGGGGTATCTTCTACAACCCACTCTGTACCATTCCATTTAGCAAACTGGCTGTCAGTTATAGTTGGTGGTGCAGTCTCTACGCAACCTGCTGGGATAAGCCAATTAGTGCTATCCAGAGGGTCTTGGTCTGCTGTTGTGGTGCCTACGAAGACACCATCTAGGTCGGTTTGATATACGGTCATATCTATGTCTCCTTAGTATTTAATGCAAGCAAGTAGGGCTACGTTACGTGGCCGAGTTTCTGACCCGCCCGTTGCATTGGTCGGACCACCCGCTGATGTCTGAAGGTTAAGCGAGGAACTAGCACGAACAAAAGACCGGGGAGTTGAGCTATCGTTGAAACGAAGGCTTAAAGTGTGGGAGTGACTTTTTAACTCATCAGACTGCGTAGAACCAAATGCCCGACCGCTATCAATACCACGGCTGTCATCCCAGCCACGCGCAAACTCACCGCGAAGGTCCGGCACGTTAAACGTAGAAGACCCATCGCCCCCGCCATAAGTCGTGCCGATTACGGCAAACAAAGTTGCGTAGGTCGAGCGGGAAATTGCAGCGCCGTTTGCCTTGAGATAGCCTGATGGTGGTGTGTTGGCAGCGTGATAAATTACTGACCCCACTGGAACGACACCACCAGCCGCTGCCCAACTTACGTCCGTGCCGTCCCCGGTTAAAACGCCTGTGCCCACTGGCAAAGCTGTAGGGTCGCCACTAGCATTGCCATAAATAATTGACCCGCGCGTTAAGCCTGTTAATTTTGCCAGCGTTATAGCGTTGTCCTGGACGTCTGCCGTTTGTACGGTGTTGTCGGGGAAGCTGGGCGCAACGCTAAACGTGACGGCCCCACCGTTTGCAATCGTCATCGCCGCGTCGCCGTCAGTAAATTTAATTTCTGCCGTTTGGATGATTGGCGAGGTCAGGCTTGTTGAGCCTGTTAGCGTGGTGCCAGATATTGCGGCAGGCGTTGCGCCGCCAATAACCGCGCCGTCAATTGTGCCACTGTTTATGTCGATGCCAGTGACGGCCGTGCCGCCGCCTAAAATTGAGTCAATGCTGTCCAAACCGGCGTTGAGTTTGGTGCCCCAGCTATTCCTTGACGCACCGACCTCTGGCTTGACCAAGTTGTAATTCGTTGTGTTCGTATCGGCCATTTTTTTACCTCAAATTTAAGCGGCAGTCTGCCAGATATCCGCCGGCGTCTCAACATTGCCGCCGGACTGCGGGGTCCAGATGTCAGCGTCGGACACGGCAGAAACTTGGTTCCACAGATATGACCCGGTTGCTGTCATTGACGCGTTAGCCTGCAACGTTGCCGAGCCATTTACGCTTATCCCGCCGATTGCGCTGGTTGATGCCGCCGCCGTAATATTTGCCGCGCCAGCATACAACATATTGGCCGCGCCACTGACGGTGGCGGTGCCTGCAATTTGCGCCTCGCCATTCCGAATGCGGAAAGCTGTGGCGGTAGCCGTTGCAGCCGTTGCCGCGCTGGCGTTGACCTGGCGCAGCCTGACTGCGGCACATGTCGCTGTGGCGGCCAGACTTGCCGACGCAGTGGTGGGCCGGACGCGCTGCGGAGTGGCGCTGGCCGTGCCAGACGTTGCTGCAGTTGCAGCGCCGGCAAAGATTGCGCGCGGTGCCGCTGTGGCCGCAATCTCAACAGTGGCTGTTGCGCTTGTTGCGCGAACAACAAACGGCGTGACTGTAGAATTCAAGCTTGTATTGGCCGTAGCCGCGCATTGGCGCAAACGAACTGCGCTGCCAGACGTGGCTGCCGATATGGTCGCAGCGGCGCTAAACGGGCGTAATTTTTGACAAACGGCGCTTGCAGTGACGGCGACGCTGGCCGTGGCTGATGTGGTTAGCAGGTCGCCGCGAACTATAGCCGTTCCGCTAATGACCACCGCCGCCGTGGCTGTTGCTTGGTGAATTTTGCTTGCCGTTGCTGCAGACGCCGCCCCTACGCTGGCCGTTGCTGAGGCGTATTGTATAGCGGCGGGGCTGACGCTGGCCGATATGATTGACGCAGTTCGATTTGCCGCTGGTATCGCGCCAGATAAAACGTCTTTTGACGCATAATTCAGTGGGT